CTCGTTATTACCAACTTTTTGCGCTTCTACAAAAGTATCAATATTTCTAAGGTCGTTAAGAACTTCCATACCAACAAAAAGTGATGTTGCTGAATAATCCTCGTCGTCCAAATATTGTATTGCTCTTGTAATGTTTGCTATTGTTATTGCTGCTCCACCTGATACTGTATTTGTTGCATTATCTAATGCGTCCGAAATAATCAGCTCAGTTTCTTTCTCTGCAAATCTTTTACCAGCGATCTTAACATTGTGCTGAAGTAAGTTCCACTTACTGTCTTCCAACATTTCTCTAGTAATTCTCAATGCAACTCCCCACTTAACGGGTTTAAGATTAAACGAAGTATAAGCACTTTGGTCGATTATGACCTCTGCTCCTTCTGCTATAATCCTAACATCCATTTCATTTGGTGTAACTAAATCTACGTCAATACTGCTACCCGGAATATCTCCAGGACCAAAATACATTGCTGCTTCACTTCTTGGGATAAGATTTTTATCTACTTCTTCAATTAAAGTATCATGAATCTTACGTGGTATTAAAAGTTGCCCTTCAACACCAATGCCAGTTTGAAGTAATTCTTGAATTGCTTTTAATTCTGCCATTTTAAATATTTAATGAAACTGCACAAAAACTTCCATCTCCGCCATCTCCTCCAGTTGTCATTGATCTTCCACAATCAAAATCTTGGAAACCTGCTACTGAAGCTAATGGTGCTGCTAATCCTGATACCATTGGGACTACTGTTCCTGCACTTCCTGCACAAATCTTTTGTCCTGAGTAAATCGAACCAATTGCGGTTCCACTTGCTGCTGGTAATAGAAAAATTCCTCTCTGAGCTGCTGTTCCATATGTTCCTGATGCTGTATTTTGCATACATAATCCTATAACATTTGAACCAATTTGAGTTGACACTACATATCCTTCAATATCGCTTGTTGCGTATGTTGACGCATTAGACCCAACAACTCCATTTGCACTTGAACCATTTACCCAGTATCCACCAGATATGTCTTCACGTGCCATAAAGGATATTGTTCGTGGTGTTCCACCATCGAATATGCCTACTGCTCCGTTTGTATTTTCTGCCATTTGTTTCTTTTCCTCCCTTTTGACTATCTATTTATATGAGTAAATACTCATTGAGTAGAATATTAAATAAAATCTTAAAATAAATTAATAAATTAAAGAAATTACCTAACTAGTCTCTTAAGTTTAGTATCAACACCTTCGTTAGAATAATCTCTATACATTGAAAATCCTTGATTAGATTTTTCAATTAACAAGTTGTTCACTTTGTTAAGAGCTTCTTCAGCAGGTACTTCTGTTGGTACTTCACCTTTTGTCATATCTTTTTCCTCTTCGTTTAATTCTTCTGTCAATTTCTTTTTCTCAAGAAAAAGTTCTTTTAACTCTGAGATTTGTTTCTTTAGCTCTGCCCTTTCACTAGCACTTGTATCTTCTTTTGCTGGTTCAGGTTTTGCTTCGGGTTCAACTTCAGGTTTAACTTCTTCTGGAACTACAGCAGGAACTTCTTTAGTTTCTGTGGGTTCTTGAGTTTCAGTCTCGACTTTTTGTTCTTCTGACATATCGTTTTCCTCCAAATTTAATTCATCTTGCATTGCCATTTCTTTCAACTTAAAACTATGTTGAATTGCTTGTGCAATATTTGCATGACTATCACCTGGTACAGCTACTAGACTTATTTCTAGTCCATGAATGCCTATTGCTTTCATGCTACCGTCTTCTTCCTCTGTTAAATCTTGAACTCTTGCTCCTATGCTAACACTACCAATTCTACCATCACTAATCATTTCTTTAATATCATTATCCATAATTTTAGCTTCATATTCTATTCTGCCAAATTGTGCATTAAAATTAACATTTTCTGTTGTTCTACCAACAATATTTTTAACTTCATTCTTATGATCTAATAGTATTGGAACATTTCTGAAAGTTGATGCTGCCTTTATTAATTCTTCTGCAACATATTTAACGTTGTTTAGAGTAGTAGTTTCGTTTATTGCAACTCCTCTAATAACAAAATCATTATCTTCTTTAACAGCTTCATTAATTGGTACATAGAATTCTAACAATCTCCAATCTTTAGCTGACTCTGTTGGAAGTTTCCCGTGAGTTTTTTTCCATTGAGCAGTAGCCATTGCAAAAGCTTTAGAATTCAAATCTTTACTAGATAAGTTAGGACTTTTCTTTTTAAGTGTGTCCTTCACTGCTTTAACCATGTCATCAAATTTTTTTGGAATTTTAGTCTCCCATAATATACATTAAACATATACTATAGCATTTCATATATATAAATGACTAAATCTTTAAAAAGATAGTTTTCTAAATTATATAATTCTTAATTTATACTAATTTTAATTATATTGAGTTATTATCTTTAAGTTTATCCAAAATATACTTTTTTGTATGTTTTGTTGGATAATATTTGACATCTGGTGCATTACTTTCAATCCAGCTATCGATTTCTTTTTCTGACCAATCTTCGTTAGGTTTTTCTTCTTGTTTTTCAACAATTAGATTCTCTTTAACAGATTCAATAAATTCTCCAGTTTTTATAATAGATTTTGCATCTTGTTCTGCAACGTCTATAACTAAATTGCTTGGTCTATGTTTTGAAATATTTTTTAATTGCATTTTTCCTCCTTTTCTATGTTTATATATTCTAAATGTTTCCTTTGTCTATGGGTACTTGCACGTTTGCCTCTTCTTGTCGGTTTTTCTTTATCGTGCCCTTCTAAGTGTGCCCTTGTACCAAATAATTCATTTTCTGAGCCTTGCCTCATTACTTCTTGTGCACCTATCGTTCCACTTCCTGTATAATCTTCCCAGTCACCAATCCTTAGAACATCTTCTTGATCTAATACTGGATTTCCCGAATTACATTCATGAACATAATCAGTAGTGTCAAATCCTACAGTATATCTTTGATTACAATTCGGACATATTCTTATAGGCATAATTCGTCCATCTCCTTGTCTTGTTTTTCTCGTTGACGTTTAATAATCTTACACATACATACTCCACAAATCCATTTACTTCCATATGCTACAAATGCATTATTCTGACAATCTTTTACTGCACATTTCATTCTTCTTTTATTCCCTCATTGTTTAATATTTTATCTTTAATGTCATATTTATCTTTTAACTCTGTTATATCTTTCTTCATTTCCATCAAGTTTTCTAAAATGTAAATTAAAAGGTAAGATTCTTGACTTACTATTGGTCTAGTATCTTCATCTGTTGCGATAGTATACTTTTCTCCGTCTTTGTATAAATTTTTATATATATGTTCCATTTTAATCATTATTTACTTCTTGCCAACCTATTGCCGATACTTTTAATTCAGTTAAATTTGATAAATCATCTTGAATAATGATTTTAAGTTTATCTGCACCATTCCCACATAATCTTATTGGTTTTGGGAAAGAGAAACTAGCATTATAATATACAGAAGAACCATTACTAATCATATTTGTTAATTCTGCATACGGTGTGACCATTGCATTAGGACTACCCAAATTTGGGTGACTTATTTGCATTTAACAGCCTCCTCTATTTCCGCCTGTTTTTTTGCCAGTTCCTTTTCCAGTTGCTCTTCCTTTACCTTGTCCTCTTCCGTCTCTTGGACCAGTTGAGCCACTTCTTGGACCTGTTGTATCTTTTCTTGGCATTTTATTTCTCCATTTTTATTTATTTATAATTATTTAACCCCGATAACTGGAACATAACTACATCTACACATTGGATGTAAAGGTAATTCTGGTTCTTTTCCAATTTCGTATATTAAATTATTATGTGTTTCACATTCTATGCATGTTCTTTCACCATAAGATGCAACGTATCTAACCTGTTTTAATCCGTTTTTTTCGTATTCTTTTATTGCTCCGATGTTAGATAGTCTAGTTACTTCGCTTCTTACTATTCCATTTGATCGTTTGTCGGCACTTCTTGACAGAATTGGCAATTTACTTATTCCCAATTTTATGTTTCCATCTTCCATCCTGTATAAATCTTTAGGCTTAACTTTTTTATCAACTTCTAATGACATTTCTTTGATTGATTTACCTTTTTTGAATCCGTTGTTTAATACTTTTCTTAATTCTTCT